TCCGCTTCAGCCCGTTCAACACGTTCTACGAGATCGACTCGTGGTGGGAAGGGCGCTTCCTGGAGCGCACCGTGCGCGGCGCGTTCAAGAAGACCATCGCGGAGAACCGCGGCAACGTGAAGGTGCTGTACGACCACGGCCACGACGCGCAGATCGGGAACAAGGTCCTCGGCGCCATCGAGGACCTTCGCGAGGACGGGGACAGCCCGGTCGGTGTCGTGCCGTTGTTCGACACCCTCTACAACCGCGAGCTGCTGCCCGGCCTGGAAGCGGGCGTGTACGGCAGCTCGTTCCGGTTCCGGGTGATCCAGGACGCGTGGAACGACGAGCCCGGCCGCTCGGAGCACAACCCGGATGGCATCCCCGAACGCACGATCACCGAGATCCGGCTGTTCGAGTTCGGCCCTGTCACCTTCCCGGCCAACCCGGACGCGACCGCCGGAGTCCGGTCGCTGACCGACTTCCACTACGAGCGCCTCCGTTCGCGCGACCCGCAGCGGGTCGACGAGCTGCGTTCCCGCATCACGATCCTCCGCACTCCGGAACTCGTCGTAGCCGCCGGACACGGCACTGCGATCCCTGGAGCCGCGACCTCTACCGACGAGCCGGCCTCGCGCCACTCGGGCGGGACCACGCACGCGCAACGCCGTGCGTCCCTGTACCCGTACCTGAACGGAGCGCCCTCGTGACCATCGAGGCCATGCGCGCCCGGCTCGCAGAGATCGAGACCGAGCGCCGATCCATCCACGAAGCGGCCGGCGACCAGCCGCTCGACACCGACCAGCAGACCCGTTGGGACGCGCTGGACACCGAAGAGCCGACCGTCCGCGAGCAGCTCGCCACCGCCGAGGTGGAGGACACCGCAGCTCGTGCCGCACGCGTCGCCGAGTCCCGCTCCAAGTTCGGCGCCACCTTCAACGCGGGCAAGGGCCGTGACGAGGGCCTGCTGTCCGGCGGCGGTTCCCGCCAGGCGTTGATCGACGCGAACATGCGGTCGGCCGAGCGTTTCGACATGGAGGCACACGAACAGCGTGCCTTCGAGAAGACGATCCGCCGCCACGCGAAGAACACCGCGTGGGCCACCAACATCCTGGCCCGCTCCACCCCGGCCTACGAGTCGGGCTGGTCGAAGCTCATGCGCGGTGAGGGGCACCTCCTCAACGAGGAGGAGCGCGCCGCGATGGCGGTCGGCACGAACACCGCCGGCGGCTACCTGGTGCCCACGCACCTGGACCCGACGCTGATCCTCACCTCCGAGGGCTCGGACAACACCCTCCGCCAGATCGCGCGCGTGGTCTCCCTGACCACGGGCAACGTCTGGCACGGCGTGTCGACGGCCGGTGTGACCGCGTCGTTCGACGACGAGCTGGAGGAGGTCTCCGACGACACCCCGGCCGTGGGCCCGGAAGGCATCCCGGTCCACAAGGCTCAGGCCTTCGTGCAGGCGTCCTTCGAGGCCTTCGAGGACATCGCCGGCCTGGAAGGCGACATCCGAATGCTCTTCGCCGACGCGAAGGAGCGGCTGGAGGGCGACAAGTACAACGTGGGTTCCGGCGTCGGCGAGCCGACCGGCATCTTCACCGCGTTGGACGCGAACGCGGGCGTCGAGATCGTCTCCACCACGGCGGCGACCATCGGCCTGGTGGACCTGAACGCGCTGTATCGGGGTGTCGCGAAGCGATGGCGTCGGCGCGGGACCTGGCACATGAACAGCCTCTACTCGCTGGCCATCAAGGGCCTGGGCACCTCTGTGTCCAACGCCTACTCCGGCGACCTGCGCGAGGCGCCGACCGAGTTCATCCTCGGGCGGCCGGTCAACGAGGACGACGACGCGCCGGACACCCAGACGACCACGGTCAAGGACAACGAGGTCGTCTTCGGCGACTTCTCGAACTTCGTGATCGTCGACAAGCCCGGCTCGTTCGCCATCGAGTTCATCCCCCAGTTGTTCGCCACGGCCAACAACCTGCCCAACGGGCGCCGCGGCTGGCTGGCGCACTGGCGGACCGGCTCGGACAGCGTCAACGACGCCGCGTTCCGGATGCTCCAGGACAAGACCAGCGCGTAAGCGCTGAACGACGCCCTGCGCGCGCAGGGCATGGCGGGTCGCGTTGGCGTCCGCCGCGACGGCCTGGCGGACCTGCATCCGCTGGGCCGTCGCGCTCCCACCACCTCGTTCCCCGCAGGAGGGACCCACATGTCCGATCCGAAGTCCGGTGAGCAGTTCGTGCGAGTGCGCACGATCCCGTCCGCCGTGGTGCACCCCGAGCACGGCGGGTTCGTGACCCCCAAGCCCGGCGACCGCTACGCCTCCGACGACCCGCTGGTCATCGAGTACCCGTGGCTGTTCGTGGACCAGGACGTCCCCGACGACGAGACCACCGAATCCGTGCAGGTCGGCGGCTCCGTCGAGCAGGCCACGGCCGCACCGGGCGAGAAGCGCACGACCCGCCGTCCGCGCGCATGACCGAGCCGCAGGCCGTCGTGCCCGGCTCGGTCGTCGTGGGCTACCTCGACGGCGGCACCTGGTCCGCGTGCTTCGGCCTGTCCTACCGGGACCTGCTGCTCGCGGACATGGCCGGGCCGCAGCGGATCGTCCGTGAGGGCGGCGCCGAGCTGCGCGCGGTCACCGGCAGCGGCGGAATCCCGACCAGCCGCAACAAGGTGGCGCGCGACTTCCTGGACAGCACGAACGGCGAGTGGCTATTCATGGTGGACAGCGACATGGGGTTCGCCCCGGACACCGTCGAGCACTTGGTGGCCACCGCCGACCCGGTCGAGCGCCCGGTGATGGGCGGGCTGTGCTTCGCGTTGAAGAAGTCCGGCGACGGCGACTTCAACGCGGTGCGCTACCGCATCCAACCGACGTTGTTCGAGTACCTCGACCTCGGCGACGAGGTCGGGTTCCGGCCCGTCGTGGACTACCCGCGTGACCAGGTCGTGGCGTGCGCGGGCACCGGGGCGGCGTGCGTCCTGATCCACCGAAGCGCCCTGAAAGCAGTGCGTGAGCAGTACGGCGACGTCTGGTACGACCCGATCACCCACCCCACCGGCGACAAGGGCAAGCCGCGGACGTTCTCCGAGGACTTGTCATTCTGCGTCCGGCTTGCTGGCGCTGGTGTGCCGCTGCACGTGAACACGGCCGTGAAGACGACTCACGACAAGCACGGCGTGTTCCTCGACGAGACCACGTTCGATGCCTCGCACCCACCGGTCGCACTTGTTGCGGCGTAAGGAGGTGCGGCCGTGGCAGTGGTCACCGAGTACGTGACGCTGGACATGCTGAAGACGGCGCTCAAACTGCCCGATCATGATCAGTTCGATGACGAGCCGCTCGAACGCGCCATCCGTTCCGCGTCCCGCCAGGTCGATGACTTCACCGGGCGCCGGTTCTACCTCGACGACGTCGCCACCGCCCGATCCTTGCCGGTCAGCGGACGAGTCTCCATGCGGCGCACCGGCGAGCAGGTGCTGCTGGTCGACGACATCGGCTCCACCGTCGGGTTGACCGTGGAGATCGGGAGTCTCGGCGGTACCGGCTGGTCCGCCGTTGCCGACTACGACACTGAGCCTGGCAGCGCCATCGTCAAGGGCAAGGCCATCACCGGCCTGGTGCTGGTCAACGGAAGCTGGGGCTACGGGTCCGCTGCCCGCGTCCGCGTCACCGCCGCATGGGGATGGCCGGCGGTACCCGCGCAGGTCGTGGAAGCCACGTTGATCCAGGCCGTACGCCTGTTCCGTCGCAAGGACTCGCCCGACGGCGTCACCGGCTCCGCCGAGTGGGGGCCGATCCGCGTGGGCCGCTTCGACCCGGACGTCCAATCCCTCCTGTCGAAGCTCACGCTGCCCGCCTTCTGACCCACGCCACACGTGCACCGCCACCTCGAAAGGAGGCGGTCACGTGGATCTGACTGCCGTATTCGAAGGCTTGGCGGCAGCAGCAGACCAGATCGACGGCCTGCGCTGCCACGCCTTCACGCCCGACTCGATCGTGCCGCCGACGTTCTTCGTCGTCGACGCCGAGATCCAGTTCGACCTCACGTTCTCGCGCGGCATGGACGACATCAACCCGATCACGTGTCGGCTGCTCGTGTCCCGAGCCAGCGACCGCGCCGGGCACAAGGCCCTCCAGAGCTACATGGCCGGTGCTGGCCCGATGTCCGTCAAGGCCGCGCTGGAAGACGATCCGACACTCGGCGGCGCGTGCGACTCGCTGCATGTCATGCGGGTTACCGGGATGGGCCTCTACCAGCACGCCAACACCGAGTACATCGGCGCCGATTTCTCGGTCCGCGTCATCGGATCGGGGGGCTGATCCGTGGGCAGGCTGGTTCTCCTCAACGCCCGCATCTTCAACGGCGGCGCGGATCTTACCGCCCAGTCCAACAAGATCGAATTGTCGGCCGAGGTCGAGGACAAGGACACCACGAACTTCGGGTCGTCCGGGTTCAAAGAGGTCATCGGCGGCCTGTTCTCCTCGACCATCTCGGCCGAGGGGTATTGGGAAGCTGGCGACGCCTCGAAGATCGACGACCAGGCCTTCGGGTCACTGGGCGGGATCGAGACGTGGACGGTCGGACCGGACGGCGCCGCCGTCGCCGATCTCGCGTACCTCACCAAGGCGCTGACCACCAGCTACAAGCTCGGCGGCGCTGTTGGTGATGTCGCCCCGTGGACCGCCGAGGCGGCAGGGGCGTGGCCGGTCGTGCGTGGCCGATTCGCCCACCCGCCGGGTACCGCGCGCACCGCGACCGGGACGGGCACCGGCCAGCAGCTCGGCGCCGTCACGTCCGCGCAGTCGCTGTACGCCGCGCTGCACGTGCTGTCCGTCGCGGGCACCACGCCGAGCATCACCGTGGCGATCGAGTCGAGCGCGGACAACACGTTCGCCTCCCCGACAACGGTCCTGTCGTTCGCTGCGGCCAATGCCGCCAGCGACCAGATCACTCGGGTCACGGGGCCCATCACCGATACCTGGTTCCGTCCGAAATGGACGATCACTGGCACCGGCCCGTCATTCCTCTTCGTCGCTTCCATCGGGATCAGGTGAGTCGGCATGGCCAAGCAAGTACTTCTCCAGTCCTACGTGTCGCTCAGCGGCACCGACCTCTCCTCTTACTGCTCGAAGATCGAGCTGACCGTGGAAGTCGAGGACAAGGACACCACCACGTTCGGCTCCGGCGGCTGGAAGGAAAACCTCGGCGGCCTGAAGTCTGGCTCCCTCGCGTTGACCTTCAAGCAGGACGTCGCCGCAGCCGCGATCGACAGCATCATCTGGCCGTTGCTGGGCACCGTCGTCGCCTTCGAGACGCGCCTGAACAACGCCGTCGTCGGCACGTCCAACCCGAAGTTCACCGGCTCGGTCCTCGTGAACTCCTGGGGCCCGGTCAAGGGCAGCGTCGGCGATGTCGCCGAGGCCGACCTGGACATGCCGTCCTCCGGCGCCATCACCCGCGCCACCTCGTGATGGGGGTGGTGTCGTGCCGGTCCAGCTGACGATCGAGGAGCAGCAGCTCCGCCGCCTCGCCCGCGCCCTGCGGTCCGAGGAGGACGGCAAAGCCATGCGGCGCGACCTCGTCCGCGAAGCCCGAGCCGTCCTCAACCCGGCGCGCAACGCGGCCCGAGCCGCGATCAAGTCCATGCCGTCCAAGGGGCACGCCGGGCTGAAGCTACGGGCGAAGGTCGCCGCCAAGGTCATGGTCCAGATCAAGCCGTCCGGCAAGTTCGCGGGCGCCGCGTTGCGGGTGAAGAAGATCCCGGCCG